GTATCGATGCGGTTGAAAAGTTGTTGGATGGTGCCAAGGCTGATATGGTTTTTACTGATCCTCCTTATGGTGTGAATTATGATGGTGGGATTCAGTTCACTAATAAAGGTGCAAAAACTGGACAGAGAAAAAAAATAGATAATGATGACTCTGCCAAAATTTACACCGAGATTTTACCTATCATTTCCATATTTCTAATAGGGCCGGCTTACATTTGGTTTGCTGGCACTAAGGCAAAAGAATTGTATAGTGCGATAGATGACAACAACTTTGATTTGCACGCGTTAATAATATGGATTAAAAACGGTGGTTATGGTGCTTTAAATGCAAATTATAAGCAAAAACATGAGCCATGTTTGTATTGTAAACCAAAAAAAACAACATTGAATTTTATTGGAGACACAACAGAAACAACAATCTGGGAAATTGATAAAGATGGAAAAAACAAACTTCATCCTACACAAAAACCTGTTGCTTTGGCAGAAAGGGCTATCGGAAACCACAAGGCTGATATTGTATTAGACCTATTCGGCGGCTCAGGATCAACACTAATCGCATGTGAAAAAACAAAACGTAAATGTCGAATGATGGAGCTTGATCCAAAATACTGCGACGTTATTGTTAAACGATGGGAAGACTTTGCCGGAAATAAAGCGGAGTTGACAAATGCTTAACAATAAAATATTTCCAACAGTATTGATAATGTTAGATGTAATAGCAGCAATTAGTTATTGCCAGTCAGATTGGCGTAAAGTTACGTATTGGCTTGCCGCTGCTGTTTTAACCTTCACAGTAACGTGGTGAACTATGCCAGCAGGTAGAAAAAAACTAAACGTTGACATGAAAAAAGTTGACAATATGCTAAAGGCAGGGTGTAATGGTGCCTCTATTGCAAGGAGTCTGGGTATGCATCCAGAGACATTATACAATCATATAACCGCAAAATATAAAATCGATTTTTCCGCTTATAAGCAACAAAAGGTTGAGCAAGGCAATGATATGTTGCATCTTGCACAGTTTAATAACGCAATTCGTGGTAATAATGTTATGCAGATTTGGCTTGGCAAACAGCGATTGAATCAGACTGAAAAAATCGAGAGTCAAGCGAAACATGAGCTTACGGCAAGCGATCTTAAAACATTTTTGGATACGATAGACACTAATGACAAACCCGCTGGGTGAGCGGTGGTATCCACTACGACCACACCCAACACAGGACAAATTGTATGTAGATCCTGTTAGATTCCCGGTTGTGCCAGCTGGAAGACGTTCAGGAAAAACCGAACGCGCGAAAAGATACGTATCCAAGACAGCAATCACAGAAAAAACCAACTTCAAAGAGAATTTCTATTTCTGCGGTGCTCCCACACGATCACAAGCAAAGCGCATCTATTGGGATGATATCAAAGAGTTGACAAGAGCGTTTTGGTGTAACAAACCGAACGAAACTGATCTTACGGTATATACAAAATTTGACGGCATAAAATCACAAATATCAGTACTTGGACTAGATGAGCCTGCGCGTGTTGAGGGATCGCCGTGGAATGGTGGTATTATAGATGAGATGCGTAAAATCAAAGCGCATGCATGGGGTCAACATATAAGACCTGCATTATCAGATAGAGAGGGTTGGTGTTGGCGGTGTGGTGTTCCAGAGGGGCGTAATCACTATTATGAGATTGCCGTTATCGCAAGTGGTGGTGTGCCTATTACTATTCCAAAAACCGGCGTGTTTGCTCAAGGTAATGATCCCGAGATGGCATATTATTCGTGGCATAGTGCAGACATATTGCCGGAGAGGGAAATAATATCTGCAAAACGCGACTTGGATGATAAATTGTTTAGGCAGGAATATGAGGGGTCGTTTGAATCATTTGAGGGCCTTGTTTATTATGCGTACACTCCAGACTATTACCCGAACGGAAATCTTGACGAATCGGTGAAATACAATTCAGACTTGCCTATATTTCTAATGATGGATTTTAACGTCTCTCCTATGACTGCGCTGTGTGGGCATGTTCTTACCGCAACCGATTGTGAGAATGTCGGGTTACAAGAGCTACATTTGTTTAGAGGCTATCATTTGCAGGCGAGCAACACGGAGAATACTATAAAACGTATTATAGCGGATCACCCAAACACAAATAGGTATATTATAGTAACGTGCCACAGTGGACAAAATCGGCAAACTGTTGCACAAATCGGAGTGACTGACAGAAAGATAATAAAAAACGAAATGGTGAGACATAATAAATATTGTGAGATGAGGCATAGATCGAGAAACCCGCCAATCATGCAAAGAATACATGCATTAAATTGTATGTTGTCAGCAAATAGAATAAAACTGAATTCGAAAGATAACGGTATCAAGGAACTCATGAGGGACTTTGAGGGCTTGGTATATAAGGAGGGCAGTTCAGAGGTTGATAAGTCGGACCCAATGAGAGAACATATCTCAAGTGCTTTAGGATATGGCGTTGAAAGGTTTTGGCCTGTTGCTACTGAGAATGTCGATGTTGATTTACCATTCATATTATAACTGGAGTGTACAATGTCTGAAAAAGTCCCGACGCAAACACAGATAGGTCATGCTATCCCAAAAAGAGAAGATTTACAAAGGAAAGAGAAAAAATGGGACCGTGTAAAACGGCTTATTGAAAACGAAGAGAATACATTTGGAAATGGTGATTTTTGTTGGCAATTACCAAATGAGAGTGATGTAAATTATAGCAAACGGTGCAAGATCTTTCCTAACACGATGGTCAATATGAGCCAGGATTTGATTAGTGCCGCACCATCCGCTGTGTTCAAAAATGGCATAGATCAGAAATTTGATAATAGCAATAGCATGCTTTCAACGTTTGCTGAGGATGTTACAATAGGAAACGAAGACCCCACTCCAATGATAAGATATATGCGCGACTTTATCGGCGTTGGCTTGCGTTCATATGGTACTACATTTACCGTTATTGACAAGCCGCGCGTAAATGTTAAAAGCAGATTGCAAGAGCGTGTTGCAGGGATGCCTTATCTTAATAATATTCATCCTCTTGATGTTATTAATTACGAGTTTGTAAATGGGGAACTTCTTTGGCTTGCGTATTCAGGCGTGTATCGTATGCCTTGGACAGATCCGAGACAACCGATGCCAAAAGCTAAGTCAATGGTGTATGTGTGGAATAAGACTAATTTTATTGCACTCGAAAACGGCAGCAAATTGGTCCCTGAGCTATCATACACGCACGGTTGGGGGTTTGTGCCAATAATCATACAGTCGTCATTTCTGGCGAGCCCTAATGACATTCTTGGACAAGCGGCTTTCGAGCAAACTTCACATATGATACTTGCATATAACAATAGTCTTAACCAAGCATATTGGGAGTTGATGAAACACGGCGGCGCGTTACTGCTTATCAATGAAGACTCTATCACAGGCGCTAATTTTGGAACAGATAGGGCAGGAGAAACAGAACTAAAAAAACAGGCTAAAGGAGCAGCTCTCACATATGCAGGTGAGTCTAAGCCTGAGTATTTAATTAAAGATTTGGCTGTCGAGGAGATTATGAATATGGCTATGTTTTATGCAAAAGCCGCAGCCGATAATGAACGTGACCAAAAAAGTGTTGTCAAAAAAGGCGGTGACGGTGTTGACATAAGCGAAAGCGGAATAGCTAAAATTGTTGATCGTGAGCCAATCGAGGCCAATTTAGTGGCTCTTGCCGAGGATATAGAAACATGGGCAGCAAAAACGTATGATATTGTAAGCAAAATTCTTAATGTCGAAAATGATGCATCGATAGAATTCGACAAAGAGTATGATATGAGACCGTTTAATCAAAAAATCGAAGAGACTAAAAAACTCATGCGTGAGGTTGGGTACGGGAAGATTACGCCAACCGGAATGAAAATACAGATTAAAACACTCACTCCTGAGATTACTGCGGACTTAAACGATCAGGCTATCGTTAATGCGGAGATCGATAGTTCGGATATAGGACAAGAAGACGAAGCGCTTGATAATGCTGTTGCGAACGAGATAAAAAATACGGAAGTATAACAACCATTTCACGCTTTTTTTTTGGCATGGGCAATATTTATTTGTTGTTCATGCTTTTTTTGTTGACTTTTTTAATGTTATAGGCTATATTAGTGTCGAAGCAGTACGAATATAGCCGTATTAAATTAATCAAAGAAAGGGCAAATAATGCCAACGATTGAAGTGTCAGAAGAGACTTTCGAAAAAATCAAGGATCAATTAACTGTTGATGTTAAACCAACGGCAAAAGAACGTGATGGAATGAGATATTGCATAATCAGAACTTATTCGGCCGGGGTGTTTGCGGGATACATTAATACTACAACTATTGATAAAAAATGTGGTACTGTATACAATTCTCGCAGAATTTGGTATTGGAAAGGTGCGGCAACGCTAAGCCAACTCGCGGTTGACGGCACATCAAAACCGGATGAATGTAAATTCCCTTGTGAAGTTGAGGAAAAAATTTTAACTGAAATTATTGAAGTCATTCCTTGTACACAGAAATCATTTGACAGTATTAGGGCGGTAAAAACATGGAAAAGTTAGGCTCTGGCTATGGCGATGGCGGTGGTGATGGCGGTGGCAGTGGTGATGGCAGTGGCGATGGCGGTGGTGATGGCGGTGGCAGTGGTGATGGCAGTGGTGATGGCAGTGGTTATGGCTATGGCGATGGCAGTGGTTATGGCGGTGGCTATGGCGGTGGCAGTGGTTATGGCTATGGCGATGGCAGTGGCTAATAATAT